TAGATTCTTGGCTGACATAGACGGTGGTAATCTTGTTAATATAGTTATGGAGCAAGATGAGATAGGTTCATTCAAACAAGAAGATGGAACTACTGTATCATCAACACATGGAGATACTTTATTACTAGAGAATGAAACTGGTGTTGGATATAACAACAAACTTATTTTAGAAAAGCAATATCTAATACCAGAGGATGAAGTTATAACAACGACTGATCATGGTTTTGATCTTAAAGGTGTTATTCCAGAGGAAAACTTTACTAACTCAGATATAGAACCATACACATACAGCAGTGATATAGTATCAAGACCTATAGATGCTTTAGTATTAGAAGATTTAAATAAAGAAGCCACAAACATTCAACTAGAGAGTGGAACAGAAGGTGGTATATTTGGTAATTTAGTATACGATTCTATAGGGTTAGATGCTGACGATAATATTAGAGGTGAAAATGGTACGATAGGAATAGACGGATATAATTTGGGAACATTCCAAGGTGGTGCAAACTTCTTATTGAATAGACACTCAACAACTGGTCATACTGGTGTGGGTGAGCAAATAATTCTAGAAACTGCAACATTCTTTGATATTTTAAGTGATCCAGTAACAGGTGCTAAGTTGTCTGTACCACTAACATTTGAGTTCTCATTCGATTCTACATTGAGTACATTCGATACTTCTGGAAAAACATTCGATAGTACTCTATAGTCTTATAAATAATAAAAAGGAAGAAGTATGGCATATCAATCAATAGAAATAGGAACCGCAGCCAACGATGGTACTGGTGATACTCTTAGAGCGGGTGGTGATAAGGTCAACGATAACTTTGTTGAGATATACACTCTCTTAGGTACAGGGTCAGCGTTAACTAGTGGTATTAGTGCTACATCTTCTGTAGTTTCACTTGCTAGTCCAACTATAACTGGAGTTACATCTTTTGCTGATGGTTCTGCTGGAGCTCCATCAATTACGAATAGTGGTGATACTAATACTGGTATCTTTTTCTCTGCCGCAGATCAAGTTGCAATAACAACTGGTGGAACTGCTAGACTAACAGTTAGTTCAACAGTTGCAACATTTGCTGGTAACATTATAGTTCCTGATGATGGTGATGTAGGTTCTGCAAGTGCGACAGATGCAATTCAGATTTCCTCTGCTGGTATTGTTACATTCAAAGATGACATTCTTATCAAAGACGGTGGAACTATTGGTAATGCTACTACCGCAGCTGCAATACAAATTGAAGCAGATGGAGATATAGTATTATCTGATGATTTGTATATAGGTGGAGGTCTTCTTGATCTTAAAAATGAAGGTTCAGTATCACAAATTAAACTTTATTGTGAGAGTTCAAATGCACACGCACAAATATTACAATCTGCACCACACAGTTTAGCTAGTAGTGCAGTATGTGTATTACCAACTGCATCTGGAACTTTGATAGGAACTGGTGATACAGGCACATTACCTTTAGCTGCAATAAATATTGACGGTGGAACAGACATTGGTGCTGCATTGGCAACTACAGATTTAATCATAGTAGATGATGGTGCTGGTGGAACAAACAGAAAAGCTGCATTATCAAGAGTGCTTACACTAACTGATTCTAATGCAATAGCTTTATCAATTGCACTAGGATAATTTACAAATTGCACTATGATAAGTGTTATAAATAGTTGAACAAATGGAGATTAATAGATGGCAAATACCTTTAAAGTTTTTTCAATAGCAGATGTTGCAGTAGATAGTGGCACGTTTAGTACGTTATACACAGTTGCAGGCTCAACAACTGGTATTATTCTTGGAATGAATATATGTAATAAAATTGCAGCTGAAAGAGATGTTACAGTTAAACTTACGAGTGATACTGGTAATAGAACTGGAGCAAACAACGCTGCAAATGAATCTGTTTCGTTACTTAATGAAGTTACGATCCCTGCCGACTCTTCCCTTGAGGTTTTTGCTGGACAAAAAATTGTGCTAGAAGCAACAGATGTTTTAACTATCGGTGCTAGTGTGGCTAGTTCACTGGATGTTACAATGAGTGTGTTGGAGATAACCTAATGCCGTATCTAGGTAATGAACCAGGCGCAATTACAGATGCCTTTACTCAAAGTTTTACTGGTGATGCATCAGAAACAGCCTTTACTTTATCACAAGCATCAACTACTAATTCTGTTTTTGTCAGGATATCTGGTGTNATGCAACGTAATGGAGCTGATTTTGATGTTGATGGAGTAACTNTAACATTTACAACAGCCCCTCCAGCTGGAACAAATAATATTGTAGTGCAATTTTTTACGGTAGGTTCAGTTCAAGAAATTGGTGCTGATGCAGTAACCGGCGCAAAGATTGCTGATAATGCTATCGACTCAGAACATTATACAGATGGTAGTATTGATACCGCTCATATAGCTGATAACCAAATTACTTTAGCTAAACTTGCTGGTGGTACAGACGGAAATATAATTAGTTTTGATGCTTCAGGCGATCCTGTAGCAATAGCAACAGGTTCTTCTGGTCAAGTTCTTACTTCTGGTGGTGCTGGTGCTGCACCCGCTTTTGCTGCGGCAGCTGGTGGTGGTACAAAAGTTTTGGCAAGAGCAGCTTTCAGTAACGCATCTGCTGTTTCAATTACTGCATTTGATAACACAAATTATGATGCGTACAAAATATTTTGGGAAATTACCCCTGCTACGGATGGCGTAGATATTATATACAAAACCAGTACGAATGGTGGTTCTGCCTATGATGGTGGCAGCGGACACTACTATTGGCGTCACTTTATTAATGACCCAGGCATCGAAGATTTTACTGTTACTAGCACCACTGAAGCACGTACCACCAGAGGCGCATCGAATGGTGGTTTTCTTGCCTCGGCTGGTACAGGAGAACACGCTGTTGGCGAATTAACTATTATAGCTCCTGACAACACAGGTTACACCCTTTTTTCTGGTATTCATACAGGATTTCACTCCAATGCTTTGTTGATGTATTCATATTTACACGCAGCACGATTAAGTGCTGCTGATGTAGATGCTTTACAAATTACAGCATCAAGTGGAAATGTAACTGGCCGATATGTCTTATTAGGCATTAATAACAGTACTTAGGAGTTTATAATGACGTATTCAATTATATCACATTGGGATGATGACGGTATACCCGATAGAATTAATGTGGCTGACACTGAAGATGAAGCCAAAGCTTGTGTAGCCGCTTGTGTTTCTGATGGTGATGAAAACGCTTTCTATCTAGAAGATAAAGTTGCTGACGGACTAGAGGCTTGGAGAACACCTATGTTCTGGAAAGTGGCTGATGGAAAGGCAACTTTACAGCAATCACTTGTAAATAGTACAGACCTATCTGCTAAATGGACATCTATTAGAAGTCAACGTAATACTAAACTTGCTGAATCAGATTACATGAGTAACTCAGATGTTACAATGAGTAGTGCTTGGAAAACTTACAGACAAGCTTTAAGAGATTTACCAGCATCTGAATCTGACCCTGACGATATTACTTGGCCCACAGAACCGTCATGACAAAATTGGGAGATAAATAAATGAGTTTAACAAAAATACCAATCGCACTACTTGCTGATGGAACTGATGGAAATATAATTAGTTTTGATGCTTCAGGTAATCCTGTCGCAGTTGCCACTGGTAGTTCTGGTCAAGCTCTTACTTCTGCTGGTGCTGGTTCTCCACCCGCTTTTGCAGCAGTTTCAGTCGATCCTTGGACTTACGGAACACAAATAGTAGATTCAGGTAATAATTCAGAAGAATTTACAGGTATCCCAAGCACGGCAACAGATATTGATTTGTTTTTTAATTTAATGAGTTTTACAGGAACCGTTTCTGCTACCGTGGTTCTGGGCGATGGCGGAGGCTATGAAACAGGTTCTTATTCTGGAGATAGTTTTGCTATTGAGGGAGGTAGTATAAATCAAGTTACTCACCCAACATCTTCTTTTACTTTTCGCACTGCTAATGGTGCAGGAGATTCGTTTAACGGATTAATTAGAGTGAGAAGAATGGACACTTCTGGATTTGTTTATATGACAAGACATCAAATCGTCATTAATGGTTCTATAACAACTAGTATTCAAGGTGGTGGTAGTAAAACTCTTTCAGCAGTATTAGATAGAATTAAAATTAGTGGTGGTACTTTTGATGGAAACAGCACTTTTCAAGTAAGATACCGATAGGAAATATTAGAATGAAAAAATATACAGCTGTAGTATCACATAGTGATGGAGTAATTACTAAGTATTTAGATTTTGATTCTGAGGATGANGCCAAAGCTCATGTTGNTACTTATGGAGGCAAAGTGGTTGCAGATTTAGATGAAGATGTTCTGTATTGGGATGTGAGTGGAGATACTGCAACAAAAGACACAGACCAAGTAGCAGCAGATATTCTGGCTATTAAATGGGCAGTAATTAGAGAGAAACGTGACAACTTAATAGCTAAGTCAGATTGGACTGTGGCTACTGATACTCCTTTAAGCGATAGTGTAAAAGCAAAATGGGTAACCTATAGAAAAGCTCTCAGAGATTTGCCAGCATCTGAGTCTGACCCAGATGATATTACTTGGCCGGATGAACCATCATGATAAATTGGAGAATAATTAAATGCCATACTTAGGAAGAGCCCCAGCTGCAATTGGTTCAATTGCAAATAGAATTGAAGGTGATTTAAAAGTTGCTGGAACTATCTCTGCTGAATCAATTAATGATAAACTGGCATTAAATACTGCTGCTGTTCTAGATGACCACTTTCTTATTGAAGATGGTGGAACAGATGGTTCTGCAACAAATGCTGGTGATAATTTATTACTAGAGGATGTAGCTGCTGATAGTTTCCTTAGTGGTGGTGGTCAACTTGCTGCAAATACTGGTTTTTCTGCTACCATATTTGATCATGGAACAGTTGCAAGTTTAACCGTAAATTTAAGTGCTTTTAATGGCAACTTCCAAAAGGTAACAAACGGAGGAGCTCATACTCTAGTGCCTCAACTTGAGGATAGTACAATTGTTGTTCAGTATACAAACAATGCCAGTGCTGGTACTCTTACTGTGAGTGGCTTTACTCAAGCGACTGGCGATTCGCTAACGACAACAAACGGCCATGACTTTTTTCTCTACTGTACTGTGATGGGCTCATTTAAACAAATTCATGTAGTTGCCCTACAATGAGTTTATTTCCTATATTTGCTCCAGTAACCGCAGCTGCTGCTACTGTAACTTATACAGATAACAAGGTCAGCGATGCAGCATCAACCGCTGTTCGTACTTTTTCTAGTTGTGACATTGGTACAGCAAGTGATGACAGAGTTGTAATAGTTTCTATCGGTACAGGTGGCGGTGGCGGTGGCACAGATGATTGTACTTCGGTGACGGTGGGTGGCACTGCTTTAACAAAGCAATTTTCACGGCTTCACACCGATCACTTAATTGCACAATTCTGGGCTGGTACAATTACTAGCGGCACATCAGCTACGATTGTTGTTACTTGGGCCCGAGCTGCTAACGCTTCGGGTATTGGTGTATGGGCAACTACTGGTTTAGATATTAGTGGCGGTACAACTGATACTGGATCAGCGGTGAGAAGTAATTCTTCGGC